GCCAATACCATCGAAGTTGAATTTGCGATTTGATTTACCTTTCGTACGTTAATTTTTCCGGTTGTATTGTCTGTGATATAGATAAAATCACCAGCATTGAAAGGATCGGTTGATCCGACCGAAACATTAGCTGAAGTCGCGTTAACACTAGCCGAATTGGCGACGATCTGAACAGAAGTAGGAAGATCGTATACGAGTTCTACATAGTCTTCTTTGTTCACAAGACTGCTTATGAGAGCCGTACTTGTCGTTTCAACTAATGCAGACCAATCTTTAGCTTGAAATGTATCGCTGTCAGAACCAGCAAGGAATTTACCATACACTTTTAAATCAGTGCCTGGGGGTCTATATGCAGTTACGTAACAAACCAAATCTTCAGCATCTTGCTGTTCGGCTAGAATAACATTTTTTGAAATATAACGAGTCGCGCTCGAAGAAATATTGCCCGTCTCTCCGAATGTGGCGACAGCCGTTATGTTAGCCGTAATAGCCTGCGTGGCGTTATAAATGCTGGTGTTTGAGATATTGAAAGTCGAGATCGAAGAAACATTTGATGACACTACGTTTGTAACGTGCAGTATAGATGAGTTACTGAAGAATACAGTACCGTTGGACGTAACGGTAGAATTAGCCTGTTGAACGGCATCGCCAATTGCGAAATTACCAGCAGAGTTGCTGTAAGATATGACGAAACCGTTTATTGAAGTATTCGGATAAACAAGATTATGTGTGGTCGTTACAGAGTTTCTGATTGTGTCAATGTACGGAGTGATTTTTGTATTCGATGTTTGAAGAGTCGCTGTTACAGTTAGAGAACTGTTTCCTACACCAGCTGATGGCGGATTAGCGAATTCGCTACTTCTTGACATAATTATTCTAGTTTTATCTATGAAATCATATGGAATTTCGTTGGCGATTGAATAGCTCGCGCTATCGCTTGTTCTTCCGGTATTATTACCTGTGCCAGAAAAATTCCAATATGTTGCTGTCATATTAGGCTCAACATCTGGAATCGTAGTCGTGATACCTTCATACATCAAATCGTAAACGTCGCTAATTACAACGGAAGCTCCAGAAGTTCTACCTATCAACAGAGCGCCTTGACAATTAGCAAAATTAGACGTTGCATTAACAGCGACCGAAGTCATTGTTAAAAACATATTGTCCCCACCAGTTATGCTTGAAAAGTTACCGGTAAGATTGGCATCATTTTTTACTCTACCAATGATAGCTGCAGGATCAGTAAACTTTAAAGCTCCAGAAAGAGTTAGCGTTCTAGAAGCAGCCGAAGCGCTGTTAACTTGTAAAATCTGAAAGTTAGTTTTTGCGCTCGTACCAACGTAGATAAAATTGCCTACGGCGAAATCTGTTGTCAAAGAAGTGTTTGCGTCGGGAACTGTTATTACGTTACAAGCTGAGGTTGTTGCAACGTTTGCGTAAACAGCAGAAGGAGCGGTTGTTATAGTATTAGATGTAGCCCCTCTCAGACCGCTAACGGCATCAAAAGATCCGTAAGTATTGCTCAATAATACTTTGGTGTTGCTTGCGTAATAAACAGTACCATACGCGGTGGATTGCGCGAGGTTCGCTGTTGAAGTTCCCAGAGGTTGGAATACCATTTCGCCGTTCGCAAAGGTATTGGAACCGGAGATTGTAAGAGATGTATTACGCATATAGTTGTTTGAGACTACCAGCTTCTCTTGTTTTAAAAAATCACCAATTTTATCAGTTACAACCAGGTGATCCGTCAACGCATTATTAAACACCGCTGTCGCCGAAGAAGAAGTAAAATTAGCGATATATGCGGTGTACTTTAAACTTTCGTTTTGCGCTGGAGTGAAATTTAAATCGTTTGAAGAGATAAACAGAGAACCAAGTTGATTGTTGTTGGTGATAGGAACGTTCGAAGATACGTCAGTTCCTCCGAGAGCACCAACCCAAATTTGATATTTTGAATCATTGGCAACTGGAGCAACAATAATCGCGTACTGCTCATTCGTTCTCAACATTACTGGAGTATCAAATTCAAATGTCGTCGCACGAGATGCGTCCGCGCTTGTAGTCACTGCCGATGATTCGATAGTCTTTGATCCATATGGAACCACTATGTTTGTCGGAACACCATTATTCGTTTCTCTAATCTGAACTTCAACTCCAAAAATAGTCGATTTTTGCTGAAAATAAAGATCAAGCTTTGTTAGAAAAACTGCTTCGACGCCAGTAGAAGGCTCATTAATGATGAATGTTTGTGCAATTGGTTTCATTTACTTCCTACTTTATCTTCTTGGTGGTCCGAAGCCTTGACTGATCTGTGAGATATTTGGTGGTTCATTTTCAGGTGGGCAATGCGGATTTGGAATGCTTGTATCAAAATACTGCCAAGTGTCAGTCATCACTTGATTTTGATAAACAGTTCTCGTTTGTTTTTCTTCTTCTATATTTATCGTTCCAGATCTCACCTGTAGATTTGTTTTGCTTTTTTGGACAGATAAAGCAGAACAGAATAGCTTGGTTGAACATTGAGTTTCAACTGCGCCTTCGCCTACGGTTAGATTACTAATGTCAGTAATGCGGAATTCAAGTTCGCCTTGTTTGAACAATCCAGCTGGGATAGCCAGAATACCATAGGCATTACCTGATGCATTGCTGTATAAAGCTTTACCCCAATCTGTAATACCAGCGTACTGGAAATTACCAGAAGCTTTAGAAATATAAACTAAATTTCCTGCGTCAGTGAAATTATTACCACCGGAAGGAACTAAAGCTCCGGAGTAAGGAGCAAGAGGAAGAACGTCTTGATCAAGAGCAATTCCGTCTAGAAAGACGTGCAGCCTTGTATTCGGTTTCATACCTCTCGCGTAGAAAAAAATCTGCCTAGCTGGAACAAACTTCTGAACCGATACATCCGTAACATAATTTCCGATTTCTACATTTGTATCAGAAACGGCTGTGCTAAATCTTTTGTTGATCTGTTGCTGTTGTTTAGAAAGAGTTGTTGTAACATTAGTTTGCCAAGTTTGAAGCTGACCAGCTGCATAGTTACCACCGCTATTTCCGATTTGATTGTCACTAGATTGTTGACCAACAAATTGCGCTGACCCATAATCAGTCCAGTTACCGTATTGCGTTCCAAACATAGAGTTTAGAGAATTTGTAGCGTTAATAAAGTTAGACGACAAATCTAGATTACTATTGATCACCGGACCTTGTGTGATATCCGAGTCAAGAATACCAGGGGGATCAAGAACAACTGTGCCGCGATACGTATATTCACCTTGTGTGCATTTTAAATATTTCGAAGCGAAAGGCTGTTGTTGAATTATGTTGTTTGAAGTATGAGGAAGCATTACGACATAACCCTTTATAACCGCAGTAGAAGCGGAAGGATTAAATTTCATACCAATAGTCTGCTGACGGAAATAAGGTCTAGCCTCAGATTTAGTTTCATCAATCGCGATCATATAATTAGGATCGTTTGTATTACCGATTGAATGGTTCTTAAACGGATCAACAAGGATACCATTTTTAAAACGATTCTGACCTGTATCGCCGCTACGAACAAGAAGCGAAGATGTTGCTTGTTCAAGCAGAGATAAAGAGGTGTAGTATTCTAGTCTGTCAATACGCGTATTGATTTTATTGATATCAGCCATCGTATAACGTTTTGTTTGTAGAATGCTGGTCTGAACAGCATAATCATAACGATTATATGTCTTGGCTTCTGCTGGAGTTAGCGAAGGATAAGGTGCAACAGTAGCAATACCAATGGTCATCGATCCAGGAAGTTCCGGAGGCGGTGCCGGGTTGATTGCTGGCGTTCCCTCGGTTACGAGAATCTCACCGGAAGTTGCTAAGGAGATTCTATCTTTTCTTGGGAGATAATATTGAATTGTTGACTGGTAGTTTGTTCCCGGAGTTGGTAGATACGAACCATTCGCGCCATAAGAATAAAGAGTCAAAGTGCCCGAAGGATTGATCGTAGCAGACCCAACAGAAGAAGCGTTCGCGACTGCCGTATTAACAGCGTAAGGGCGGAAATCGACGCTATCTCTCAGATCAAACAAAGAACCGATTGTTGAAGTGTACTGAGGAATCTGATAAGTTTGAATAGCCGAAGTATTTGATGTGTTTGCATCATCGACAGGGTAAGAAGCTGCGTTGAAGAAACCTACACCCTGAGAAGGGGACGCAACAAAATTATCTACAGAAACAAGTAGCGTTGCGTTTGGAGCAATTGGAGCTGTTGTTGTAAGATAAGCAAACCCATAATAACTATCTCTTTGACCATTATCGATTCTGAAAGATGTAACTCTATCCGGATTTGATGTCGAATACGTTCCGCCGCTGTTATCAACGTAAACAGAATTCAATTTTAGAACATCAGGGATACCAAGGCACCAAGGACCAGTTGTTCCTCCGGAGTTTGTATTAGCCTGGATTTTTACGTAAGTCGATTTATTGATAATTTTGTCAATAGGTTTAGTGCCAGAACGAAGAATATCAAAGTAAACAGATGCATCGAAGTTAGCATTGGCTGTTTCACCAAGAGCGATGTTTGCTGTCGTTGTTGAAGTAATATTGATTGTTCTGGTTGAAGTCTGAAAGTTTAAAGGAGATCCAGCTGGCCAAGTCTTTTGATGATTAAGACCTGAAGAAACAAAAACGAATGCCGAATCAACAACCATAGACGTATTGTTAGAAATCGACTTGATAAGTTTCGTTGCTGTATTACAATACAAATAATCACCCACACCGTAATCGGTCAAGAACGTAGTAGAAGAACCAACGACGTTTGGAGAAGAATTACTTACAGAAACCGTTCCAGTTTTGTTATTACTATAGCCAGTTGTTACAGGAATTACAATGAACGTATTTTCTGCAGACTCTGTCAGATATCCTGTTCCGTAATTAAATGTTTCTGTTCCCGATCCAACCGCAGAAGCTAGAGTAAGAGATAGAGAACCACTTGTCGCTAGGAATGTAGCGTTTGCTCTGTTTCTGTAAGCATACTGAGCTGTCGAAGAAAACCCTTCGCGGCGAATAGCTTTTTGTCCAAAAGGAAATATCGCTGTTTCACCAGCAGATTCTTGAATCTTAGCAATAAAATTTCCGTTGAAATTTTTATCTAGAATGATATCAGCTACTGCCTTTAAGCTTCCATTATAGTAGATAACGCTTCTAACATCATCAATTTTCTGACCAGCAGACATAGAGATATTGAAAACATAAAGGGAGTATTCAGCGTCGACTCCAGGCACACCAGAGTAATATTCAACGCCTCGTACGTAAGCTGTACCAATTTTTGTAGAGGAAGAATAAGATGTACTTAGAAACGTCTTTCCGGCTATGGCTGTTTTTGCGACGCTGTGTAATTCGACTTGCGCAAGTTGATCATTATTGAAATCGCCAACAAACTGATTTACATTAAAGTAATATCCGAAATTGGAAGTGACAAGCTGATTTGTTAGTGTTACATAATCAGTTGCTTTACGTAGGTCGGCTGCATTGTTGTTGATAAACTCTACTCGATAACCCTTGACGTAACCAATACCTGGAGAAGAAATAATACTGAGATAAGTTGAATTAGCCGTGTTCTCTGTGTAGTTGTATTTTTTGTCAGTGCTCAGAAGAAACGGATTTACAATATAGTCACCGTTCGTTTCAAACGTGCGGCGAGCTGTATCTTTTGCTATAGCAGCATATTGAGGATCATTCTTAATTGAAACTGGCAAACCATTCTTAAAATCACAAAGCGAAAAGAAAGTTGCCGTATTAGATACAGAGTTTGATGCTCTTGAAACCAACATAGGGACGAGCTTTAAACGATGAGCTCCGGGAGCGTCGTAGTTTGGAGAGCCAGCAGCATTATCAAGAAGCGATGTGTCAATTTCCGGTGTAACGATTTCCTCATCAGCTTCAAATCCGACAGAAACCCCATCAGGTATATTATTGTATCTGTTAACAACCAAAGTTTGAGGTTCGACGCGAATGAAAAATCCTTTTTTGAAGATTACACCCTCGGTTGTAGTGAAGGCATAACCTTTACCAGTTGAATTTGTAACAGTCGCTACAACTACATTACCAACATTAACAGCGGAGTCAGTTTTGATCTGAACAGTCTCATTGTTGGCGAATACGGTTTGCTGAAATCCATTCGCATACGTTGATGAATTCAAATATTTAAGATAAAGCGTATTCAGATTAGGATTTTCTGATTCGTAACCACTCAGAGCGTTTACAACGCGAGCTTGAAGACCGTTTGTGTTAATTGCAATTTTACCGACGAAATCGTTAATGTTAGAAATAGCGGAGTTGTTTGCATAGTTGTCTTTGATTTTTACGTAATTGTAAGAATTGTCGAATGTGAACGCGCAACCTTCAACGACAGAACCTTCTTTGAAAATATGACGACCGAACTTGTCAATCTGATCTTGTAGAATAGTCTGCATCTGATTGAGTTCGCGTGCCTGAACAGCCGAAGCTGGACGATAAAGTACGCGGTAAAAATTCTTTTTTACGTCGTAATCGTCGAAGTAAGGCTTGCGCGAAAGATCTGTGTCTAGTTCCATTCTATCCTCTTAAACTAAAATTTAATAACAATACGTATTTCTTCTTTGGAAGTCGCCGAACGAGTAACTGGCGTGAAACTTTCAGTATAAATCATTTTTCCAGAATCTCTAACTAGATCTGGGTTTGTAATCAGTAAGTAATTATTGCAAGTGCCAGCAGCGCCCGAAGTTTGTCCGTTAATAGCGTTCGAACCAGCCTGAAAATTATTTACGTCAGATACATCATTCAATACGAGTACTGGATACACCCCAGTAACGTTTGCTGTTGCAGCAACTCCATTATTTATAGTGCGACCCGAGCCGAATGACAGGTTTGCGCTTACAGAAGTCAATTTTAAGTAAGTCGAATTCGCAAAAGTGCAAATACCGTTAGCGTTGGTTGTCGTGTCCGTGACTGTTTGACCGATCGTAAAAGCACCGCTGATTATTGAAATAGACAGATCTTTTTCGTCGGTCGCTGAAACGATTCTACCACTAGCCATCGAAATATCTTGCTGAACATACTCGTTTTTAGAGAACGCGCCAGTATTCGCAGTGAGAGTTACTCTCGCAGTTTGATTGAAACGATTACCGAAATTCGAAGATACATCGATAGTTCCGTTTGAAGCGTAGATACTAGAAACCGTAGCGTAAGCATTTACGATGGCGTCGTACATAACATCGCCAGTAGCAAACTGACCAACAACGTTGCTCATGAAGTATACAGTATTGCTTATTACTGAAGTGATTACACCAACAGAGCCTGAATTCGATTGCGTAATGATCTCAGCCGAGTTTCCGACAGGGAAGTAGATTGTATTAGCGGTAACAACATTTGACGTTGTGTTCGAATAATAACCTTGAACTGTGTTAGAAATATTGAACGTTCCCTTTACATTCTTTAATTGAAGGAACGTAGAGTTACCATATACAACAATTCCTGCAGCATTTGTACTTGACTGTAAAGCGACCTCGCCATTCGCCCAAGTTCCAGAAGTGCTGTTTAAAGTCAAATTAACACGATCAAAATCGGTAAGAGTTATTTTAATGTCTCTGAATTGTGGATTTTGTAAGATACCTACTTTTCTGTAAGAACCATAGCCAAGGATCTTATAGCTCTCGTTTGTAATTGTGTCAAACTTAGCGTCAACCCCAACGTATCTTCCGCCTAGTTCGGTTACAGAATCGTATCCATGCCCGTACAATGGAGAGATAATTGCTCTGGCTTTAGCTCCGATACCGTAGTTTGTGTTGGCGTAAATTGAAACGTTAGCTTGAGTGTATCCGGTGCCTGGATTTACAATGTTAATACCAACAACGTCGTAGCTAGAATTAGCTGCAGTGTTGACAACAGCAATAGCAATGGCATTCGAACCATCTCCAGTTATGCTTACGGTCGGTCCGATCTGATATTCGGTCTGATCGTTCGGGAGGTTTAATTGAGAGACTAGAGTCGCATTACCACTCGACGCGCTGTTCGCTGTCGTTTTAAAAAATACTGGGTAACCGAGTTTAAACGTTCCGTTGGGCTTGTTGATTGTAATATTCGGATTACTTTGCACAGACACAATCTGCGAAAGCTGTAGCGAAGATTCTCCATTTACGTAAAATTGAGTTCCTCCGCTGTTAGCCTGCCAGGATCCCGATACGCTCGATAAGATTACAGTCGAAGAGTTTGAATACGCGATAATTGCATTTGCGCCTTGGTTAACAAGACCGGAATTGGTCATATTAACTTTCTCACCCACGGAGAAATACACTCCAGCAATAGAAGAATTTGTAATAGAAACCTGCACAGAAGTTAGGTTAGTGTTCGAAACGTACCCATTCGTTCTTTTAATTACAATAGATGCAGGCTGCGCCGCTACATTCATTTTATAGTGAGAATTGTTAGAGGCTGTAAAGGAAACACCAAAAGGTAGATCTGTAATCAAAACAGTGGTGTTTACGTTGTTTGCAACCCTACGAATATTACTTACTGTATTAGCACCAACTCGAATATATTCTCCGTTCGCATAACCATTAGCTGAATCATTCAGCTGAGTTCCGTATCCGCGAACAATCTGATTGTCACAATACATAATAGCTGTAGCGGTCTGACCTTGAAGAGTATGCCCAGTTGAACCTACACCTTTGGTTAAAGCTATGCGGGAACCTGTTGCAGTTGCTTTTAGAGCAACAACAGTTGAGTTTGCAAATTCAATATAATAAGTTGTACCAGATGTAAGACCGGCTATTGCCGTATTACCAGCAGAAACTGTATAGGTAATTAGATCGTTGGCAGTATAAAAAGCTGTGGCAGAAGCTACGTTTGCGACCAAATAAGTTACGGTCGTATTACCAGTAGCTGTTCCACCGGTTGAGTTAGTGATAGCTATATTTGATACTGGAATAGTTCCAGATAAATCAAAACCTACTCCAGTATTCGCGATTGTAAACGCGAGACTACCACCTGTTGAGTTTGTCGTAAAAGTGACAGTGGCATTGGTTGTTGCCGATTTAACTGTTATGATATCATTATTGTTATACCCAAGAGCGATTCCTCCAGACAAAGAAATATTGTCTAAACGAGTAAGATTAATAACGTTATTTGAACCACCACCAGTTCCAGCAGTGACCGCAGTGTTAGAGTTGAATGTCTGAGCAGCAGGAGCGGATATTGTAAGAGTTGGAGCTACGAAATAAGAATTACCCACAGCTGTAATATTGATAGCTGAAATCTTACCACTAGCATTAGCCTGAGCATTAGCAGTTGCTCCGGATCCAGTTCCATTGGCTGTGATTGTTACTGTAGCGTTAGCTGTATAACCGGAACCAGCAGTTGTAACAAAAGCAATATTACAAGATCCAACGTTACCGACAGAGACGTTTCCGGTCTTTAAGGTTCCTGAGTACGCTGCGTCAACGATTGGAAACCCATTCTGGAAAAGTGTGTTCGCTGCATATCTTGTTATCTGCACGACAGAACTATTGGTTGCTAATACCTTACCAGAAACGCCGGTATCAGACTGCGACACCGTAGAATTAGAATTAAAGTAGCCTTGCGCATACAAGTAATTAACTTCATCCACAGGCTGTTCGATGAAATATCCCGTCGCGACAGTTCCAGACACATCGGCGAGATCTAGTCTTGTGTAAGTATCAAACGGTTCGTTTACGTATATCTGCTTTGAAGTTCCATTAGACGAAGAAATTTCGCGAATCTGACCTGCTCCGAACCCTGATTTTAAATATATCGAAGATTTTACATAATAATCGTCTGTGTTAGAAGACGATTGAGGAAGCTGAATTACGTAATTACCGACCGTTCCGCCGATATAGCCAGTTTCATAAACGAAGTAACTATTTCCTCCATCGGTAATTTTAATAACATCAATAGAACCCGGAGTTGTGTTTCCTTGAACAGCAGCGTTCGTGCTAACTGGAATATAATTTGCGGTTGTGAATTTAGAGTTTGATGATGCGTCGATCGTATACATGTATTTCCAGACGTAACCATCGCCAGTTTTAAACGTCCCGGAAGTGGACGTAAGAGTTGGTTTTACGTAGGATGTAGTGCCGTTGTTATTGTCGATACACTTATACACTTCGTATTTGTCGGTTACAACGTAGAATTTTTTTGAATAGAGATCGGTAACCGTCTGATCGTAAACGTCGTACTTGGTGTTGATAACCCAGTCGTAACGCGGAATCAAATTACTAACGTCTGAATCAGTAAGAAGTTTACCGTAAAGCAGATCGTCATATACGGTTTGTTCCACCTGAGCAACCGAATTGTTAGTTCCTAATACTGCATAATCGTCATCACCACCAGAGCTGTTAGCCCAAGGTTGTGGTCTAGACGCAAACATGTAATAACCATTTCTGTTATTACGAATGTCAGTGATGAAACCGTTTGCCTGATTTATGTAATGGTTAATCGTAAGTGTTGCCATTAGTTCGCCCAATTACCTTTATGCTATTTATTTTAAGAATAAGCGCGAATTTCGATAATGTCACCAAGAGCAGCTGCCGAATTCAACGCTACTGAAACCCCATTTGTTGCAGTAAATTCAGAATTTGATAATTTGATACCCTTGAACTCATGAATTTCTCCAGCTCCAGTTCTTGTTTCCAAAATATTTGCATTGGTTCCTCCTATAGTGGTTGACAGCGCAATCGAGCTCGAATTTGCAAATGTAACGTAGTAGTATGTATTGCCTGTTAAATTAGAAATTGCCGTATTACCGACAGGAACGCTATAGTAAATCGGATCATTCACATCGATGTAAGTGTTTGCATTCGTAACTGATAATACATCTGCGGTATTATTTGCATATGATGTGTTCGCTATAATTTTATAATTTCGGTAGACATCTAAATTACCAGCTGTATAACCAGTTTGTGGAGTAAACAAAGTCTGATTGGCTGAAGCGACGAATATATCGTATTTTGTTTTTATAAAAGCTTCTGCTTCAGATTGCTCGGACGTAAATTCATTTTTTAATCTGAAACTTCCAAACAAAGCAATACCGGATGGGTGTATCAAATCCTCGACGATGGTTTTGTATACGTTCAACATTCTGTTAACTAAAATATCGTACGAGAAATCTTGATAGTAATAGCTATCTTGTATTTTCATAATATCGCTTACGAATCCTTTATTGCTTCTCCAGTAACCAGTTCCTTTTCCTTCCGTGTCGATAACAGCTGCACCCGTCACAACAACTCCTTGATTTACAGGCGTCGAAAGGAAAACCGTGTCTCCGGGAGAGAAACCGAAACCAGAATCAACAACTTCTACAGCCGTAGCCACACCTTGAGAATTAGCAACAGTTGAAGTGATTAAAGCATCTCGACCTTTGATTCCGCCGAATCCATCCGGATATCTTTGACTGGCGACTTTAGGTTCCAGTACATTGATATACGGATTTGAAGAATAACCAACTCCGGGATTAATCTGAGATAGGAATGCAATGGTGCCGGCTTCAATAGTCTCGAACGATAACGTATCGTTAATTACAGAGTTTAAATTAGCCACAGGATTTTTTGGAGCAAAAGACCAATTGGCATTCAAATTTGCGTTAAGATAATTGTTTATGTAATCCGTATTAACATATAAAATTTCTTTGTTAACGAGACCGCCAACTTTAAATGTCGCTCCTGTTCCACCACCACCAATGACGCTCAAGACAGTTCCTGAAGCGCCATTCGAGTTGGTTACTGTATCACCAACGTAAAAATTTAGATTAGAACTAAAATTGATCATCTGAACGAACGTTGTGTTAGAAAACGTGATAGTGCCATTCGCTGCAGTGTTCGAACTAACTAGCTTATCTCCAATCGCAAAAGACCCAATCGTATTTGAAACATTTAAATATAGAGACGTCGCGACTGTCACTACTGCATTAACACTGTAACCGCTACCGCCGTCAATCAGGTTGAACTGAACCTTACCATTCTCGTCTCTTATACCTGCGATTCTAGCCTTACCATTAACGCCTGTTCCGGATATATCTACCAAATCGCCTTTTTTGAACCCCAAACCGCCATTTTCAATAGCAACTGCAGTAAGCGAACCAAGAATTACAGGAGCATTATTTAAATTTATTTCAGGAACTGATTCAGAAAGAATTCTCTCTCCGTATTTGAATCTACCGTCAATCGTTGAAAGATAAAGCACATGCATAAAACGATTGTTAACGATTTTTTGATTAACTGATTCAACAACAGCAGTCGCGTTTCGGCTACTATTGTAAATTTGTTTACCAATCAATTTTTCCAAGTATTTACTGTCAGACACTTCAATGTATCTTGGAATGACCCATTCGCCATCTGATGGTTTAAAAAGAAAATCACCGGGAATGTATATTTCAATTGATTCATTATAAAGAATTCTGAACAGCAACTCGTACGCGCGCGGAGTTCCTTTTGATCTGTAAAGATCAAGAATATGCTTGACGAGTAGTCGTTTGTCCGCTATAATAGACTCTGGAAGTGATTGAAGATAAGTATTCTTAAAGTACTTAACGAAGTTTGCTTCCGTTGAATCAACGTCGACATAGTCAAGTAGAGACCTAGAGTGATACAGAGCATTACCGGGTGATTCGAGCCACTCATAATACGCTTTCACGAACGCAATGAAGTTCGGACCTTCTTCTTTATAAAAAGCAGGAAACTGCTGGGGAATGAAAGGGGATACAAGCTTCTCAATAGACATTAAATTGGCACTACCGTAATGTTTAGATTAGCATGATCAATCTGAATCAAATCGTTTCCGCTTGCCATAATATCTTGATTCGCAGGCGAAGCGAAGAACTGTATTGACGACGAATCAACAAATCCGTTAATCGTTATCTGATTTAGAGATATTGCACCGTTTACGTAATTGATTGACCCTGCGGTTGAATAAGACTCGTATCCGGGAAGAGTAACGTCTCTCAGATAAACGTTCTTCGAAGAGTTCGTTACTACGATTTTACCTCCTGGTAATTGATTGATTAAGAAGGTATTATTGATTGGATTATAATCCGTATACTGGTAACTTCTACCGCCACTTATAAACGTAGTCGAAGAAAACGAACCTGGAACGATTGCATTTCGATAATTGATATCGATGTAAGTGTCAGTGTTCAAATCTGGATTTACATCTTTTCTCATAACGATAGTTGTTTCGTTACTACTGATGCTCTGATCTGAATCGTTGATTGCGGCTTCCAGTCTTGAGAGTTTGAATTCGATATCAAAGTCAGTCAAGTATTCGGTGTCGTATATTCCTATCGCCTGGTTTACGATTGATTGCACGTCGGCTAATGTTTTGATCGTCGCGGCACTGTCGAATTTGACTTTAGAAGTGACTAAGAGATATAGATAATTTGGATCAATGACTTTAGGTTTGATACCTAATGTGCATTTGTTTTGAAGATATGTTTCGATGTTTTGTTTCTCTAGATCTGAGAGAGGAGCTCCGGAATAGGTCACCGGAGTGATGAACACTTTACCGAATTGAACCGAACCAACAACCGATTCGCCTCCGAACACATTCACTGTTTTGACTTCGGTAAAGTTACCAAGAACCATATTCTTGAAATCAGACATCGTAACAGCTCTGTCCTGAGTCTGATAATGTCTTGGCGCGTTGTACCTAATAGAGTCGATTGTTTCCGCCGAAGCGCCGCCAGAGCTTCCCTTGCCGAATACAGTGATGGTCGGACTCAAGAAACTTCCTAGACCGTTTATCACCCCGATGTTATCGTCAAGTGTGAAGTTCGTAGAGCCGTCTGCAAAGGAACCTGAGCATGTTCTATACGTCGTGTAAACCAGAGCATTATTCAGAGGCTTACGACCAAACACTCCATCTCCGAAAACAATTTCATAACGAGTGTCTTCCGTAGCCTGAAGAAAGTAAATCGTAGAGTTCGAAGTAAGACCGTAAAGGTTTGGAGCCAAATTAAAATAAGTGTTCGCCTGACTGTTATTTTCTGAGACGAGAACAACCATAGAATCTGTATCGATATTGTCGTTTGTCATAACGAAACGCTGAGCTTCAATTGAACTGTCTACAACGAATGCATCGCTGATATATATGCCTTCGTATATGTTTAGATTGGCAGTAAAGTAACCACCCGAAGGGTAGATCACATGCGACTGGTTTGTTGTATATGTAAACGTACCGTTGCCTGATTTACCGGTAAATTTAGTTCCCGAAGGAATCGAGAGCACCGAAAGACCAGTCTGAGGAAAACGCACGTTGATTTGCGCTTCAGATGACTTGGCTGATCTTGGTATGTAGTTTAGTTCTTTGGCTCTTGAGATAACGCTGTTACGCAGCTGCGCCGAGTCTAGGAACATCTCAGATACAGCCATGTTCATATAAAATGCATTCAGGTGTGTATTGTATGTTAGGATGTCAAGCAACACAGACATATTAGAACCATTGAAATCGTAGTCAGCGAATTGCTTCTGTGTTTTCAGATACGTTTTCAAACTTGCTTTTAGACTATCGAAGTCTAGATTTACCAGACTGATTGAGTTATTTGTCATTAACGTACTCTTCTTAGGAACAGGTTTACACTTTGCACTTGCATACTATTTATTATTGAAAAAATGATATTGATAGCGACACGGTCCTCTTCTGAGAAAGAAGTAACACGCACTTCAATCAGATTGACTCTTGGTTCATGAAAACGAATAGCGTTTCCTATAGCGAATCTAAGATTTTCTTCCATAATGACATCGTTAGGCTCGAATAAAGAAGCATACACATCCGAACCAATATTAGGCTGGAATGGTCTTTCGCCTAGATTGGTTAGAATTATGTTCTTTAGTGCCTGTTTGATTGACTGCTCGTTCTTTACACGACCAAGATCTTTGGTGATTGGATGTGGAGTTAGACCGTCAAGGAAGTCCGAGAACAGATCCGGAGTTACTTTTGTTTGGGTAAAATGATCTGATCTTGTTGACATTTGATTATCCTGCAGATATATCTGAAACTGAAGAAGATGCTGAGTGACCGCAAGATGCAGAGTCTCCAGATCTGACTACACCCTTTCCATTAACAAATACTTTGCTCGATCCACCAACCATTACAGCGCTGTTGTGTGGAGTTTTACCGTGGGGAGTTACTGAATCGCCAATCAGCGCTATTTTCTTGCCATGCGCAAAAACATTGGAAGAACTTGCTATAATAGAACCACCAGCATTATCCCCATATACACATATACCAGCCATGTATTATCCTTATGGGTTAAGATTGAGCGGATTACCGACGATCTTGGTTTGACCGAAAGATTCAATCACAGTCTGACCGGTAGATAGAATATCTATGTTAGATCCTTGAATCTCAGTCTTATCTTGAGATGTCGACAGAACTCTACCTTGAGAATCGATAGTCACATCGCCACTGATTGTCTTTAGTGTAATCGTCTCGGCTTCGACCTCAAAATTCTTACACTTGATTCGTATGTTACCACTACTAATGATTTCAATATTACCACTAGAAGTTACAGACCAATCATCGTTTAGTATTTCGGTCTTTACGCCGTTGATATGCGTTACTGAATCTGTTCCAACACTTTTGTATTCTGCTCCAGCAATACCTACTGTTTCATCGCCACCGATTGATTCATATTTATCACCAACAATAGTCTGTGATAAAACACTACCAACGCCGACGACATACTCGCCACCCGCAGCCATGTATCGGTTACCAGCGGTCTCTTCTTTGACAGAACCATCAACATTGACATTCATTACGCCTTTTACTTTTACATCGTAATGACCATCAATAGTAGTGCTGAAA